TATCAGAGAATGATGCTGCCCGACGATTTGTGGCCATGATGCGTGCGGAGCTTTGGTAATCCTGCCGTGCCTGCCTATCAGAGAATGATGCTGCCCGACGATTTGTGGCCATGATGCGTGCGGAGTTCTGAAACTCCCTTCTAGCTTGCGATTCGTCCGCGCGCGCGACACGCGCCTTCTGTCGTTCAAACGCGGCGAGTGATGCGCTGGCGCGCTTGATTCCCGCCGCCGTCTTATCAACGGCCTCGATAGGAATTCCTATGCGGAAAACTTCAGCCGCCATTGCCCTTGCTCTCGTGTTCCAGTACCAACATCATACTGGCCAGCATGAAGTCACGCACGCCGCGCGGCTTCGCCATCACCTCGTCCGGCGGAATGCCGGTGCGCTGAAAAATGTGGTGCAGAAGAACGGCCATACCGCTCTTCTGGATTATTTTTTTGCGATTTCGTCCAGCCCCTCGTAACCGGACAACTCGTCAATCTTGCGGACGATCTGGTCTTTTTCACCGGGCTTGAGGACTTTCGTAATGAAATCGTAAGCATTGACAACGCTCGTCTTTTCCCACCCAGCGCGATTGTCCCAGAGCTTCGTGCGGTCGGCGTCCGCCGTTGCGAGATAGATCAACTGAGAATTGTAGCGCGGCACATCCATGTCCTCGGCCATTTTTAGCCCGCCGAATTTGCGCGACGTTTGGTACGTCGTATTGTTCTTCCGCGCGGCGTCGTATTGATCTTCGGTAAGCGCGTGAATCGTGAAACCTAGAGTCTTCTGCCGCGCGCCACCGGCATCGGGCCGGAAAATTTCGATCTCCGCCGTTGCGCGCTTGGTATATTCCGCCGCGTTCAGTAGCGCGTCGAGCATGTCACCGGAATCAATCACGTCACTCATGGATATCTCCGCGTCAGACGATCAAGTCCTCGAAATTGTCAACCAAATCGCCAGCGACAATGGGGCCAAGCAATGAGGTAGGAACAGGATAGGTGTTCACCCGGAAATTCCATTCCCGGTTGATCGTCGCGCCCGGTGCGACATTCAGAATGTCAACCGCCCCGTCCGGTACGGCGTTGGCAATTGTAATCCGGCTCTGCGTATCGTCATTCCCGCGCAGCACACCTTGAAAACTATAGGTCGGCTGGCGACCAAGCGGAAGGCGCGAGAGGAACTTCGCAATCAGCCGCGCGTCTTTAATGACGGTTTCGGTCAACGTCATTGTGAATGACACACTCTGCAAAATCGCTACGCTCAGCGATGAACCGGCGGGCTGATAGTCCTCGTTCGTAAGATTCGCGCTGAGCTTCCATGTATTGCATTCCGCGAACTTCTCTCCCGACAACAGGAATAGCTCACCCTTGTATCCGGCGAGTACCTGCCGTGGGTCAACAAACGGTGCTGGCATGATTCATTCTCCTTATGCGGGCGGCGCAAACCGGAATCCGAAAGTAACGAAGATTTTCTCCAGACTATCCACGTCGTCAACCTCGATAACGAAGTTCGCAACGTCGCCCGCTGGCGGATTGTTGTCATCAATCTTGACCACGGGCTCAGGGTCGCTCCGTAGCAACTTGTCGGCGATCATCTGGTCAACGATGCGCCGCGCGGACGCAATCACTATTCCGTGGCCGTCAGAATCGTTGTCAATCTTTCCAACAAGTCCATCGTTCACGATGGATACGCGCTCGATAAGATTGTCACGAATCCGCATCCGCTTGATTTTCTTGTCGCCGTCATTCTGCTCGACGCCCGGCGTGACAAGCGTGTTGACGCCGTATTCGACCTGCACCTGTTCACTAGCATTCAACGAGAATATTACCGCCCCGGCATTGATCGCATCTTCGATATCCGTCTCAGTCAAGCTCTCCGTAAGGGCGACGGCTTGATTGACGACTTTGTGCGTGATGGATTCGCGCAGCGCGCTTCCGGCGATCATGCCAGCGATGCGGGCGGCAGCGCGGAATCCTTCGCGCGTCACTTCGTCAAGTCCGATGAAGCCGGTGATCGCGTACCGCGTGAACTCGTGATTGAAAGCGGCGGAGTTTGTCAGCCGCGTCGCGTAGGCCACGCTCGACGGCTCCCCGACGGTCAGGTTCACGAACTTCCCGTTATCCCGGCGTTCCTGCACATAAGAATCCAGCAGTACGTGGACAGCCGTCGTATTGCTGTCGCAAACCAGTTCATTGAACGTCTCGCTGGACATGCCTGTCGCGGCAGTCGAGTAGTCGGCATTGACAACCGTGGGATTCGCCCCGGTCAGCAACGCAACGTCGGCGACCGTCGCCAGAACTCCGTTGCCCGCTATAATTTCGGTTCCGCTAATCCATTTTGAGTTGGACGCGGTGATCGCCGCAGCCGCTTTTGCGGCCTCGCCGCCCGCGCCAGACTGAAATCGAATCGGAGCTTGCACGAGCCGCGTTCCGAGATATACGAGGATATCCTTGAATCCTACGACCGGCGCGTCTACGATGGAAATCAAAAGACTATTCCCGCGCGTTCCGAAATACTTGGCGTCAATGCGCAGAATGTCCGCAGGAACCAGCGTCGTGTCAACAAAGTTTTCCGTTGCCTTCGTCCCGCCGCTGCCGACGCGCCGGGCGCGCACCTTCCGCGCGCCGCCGAGGAACGCCTCATAGACCGAATCAACCCCGGCGTCCGTTCCGTACTGGTCGCTGATCGTCAGCGTGTCGCCGTCCTCGAAAACAACGGACGATCCGAGCGGCCCCCAGCTTGATTGAAACAGCGTAGCGACGATGCCCTGAATCGTGCCCGGAATCGCCGGTAGCCCGATGTTACGCCGCCGATAGTAGAATCCGGGCCTGACCTTCGTCTCTCCGGGGAAAAATACCTCTCCGGGCATGTTAGTTGCTCCCTGTCAAAAGTTTCTTGACGGCGGCCTTTGCCTCGTCCATCGTCCACTTGTCCCGCCCCCGAAGCGCCGCGCGAACCTCAAACGGCTTGCAATTGAAAAATCCCTTTGCACTGGTGATGAGATAGCCCACGGGATACGTGATCCCCGTTGCGGACGTTTCACCGTCCGCCGATTCGCCGGTTTTCTTTTTTGCCATACCGTTACTCAATTGTAACACCGATTCCTATCTCGTTCAATAGCTCGGACGTGGACGGCGCTTGGAGCACCCCAAATTCGGCCGTGACGGCGATCTGTCCGTCACGGAATGGGTCTGCATCCACGTCCAGACGCACCTCTCCGAAGTTCAGCGGTGTACCGTCCGGCGTCGGGAAAATCAGGAATCGTTTCAACGCCGCCCACTGATGCGCCTTCCGTAGAAATGTCACCATCGTATCCTCGTCCGGCGATATCACATGCCCGCGCAAAATGACGGTGACGCGCGACCATACGTGCATCATATCCGCCGCGCCCGTGACCAGCGACGCGACGCGCCAATAGATCGCTGGCTCGTCGTCCACGGGCGACCAGTTCGGCGGGTCAACTTGAAAATCCGGATTGTCTGCGGCAAACGCCGCATTCACAATCGCAATCGGATCAGGGTCAAAAGTCAACTGCGTAGGAAATGTAATCAACTCAAACTCAAGTTCCGTGCCGTTAATTAGATCGTCCGGTGTTTCTGATTCCCGCTGCTGCTGAAACTCACGACTCTCCGTCCAGAGCACGGCAACCACGGACTCATTCACCGGATGATATATACTTGCGTCCAGAGACGCACGGATGGCGGGCTCCAGAACGTCAAGCGCCGCCGGATCGTCCGCGAAAACCTCAATCATCATGCGGCCCCCACGCCGCCGGGCGCGCGCCTCGCTGCGCTGGACTCCGTACACGATGCGCGGATACTGAGACGCGCCCCATCCGGTGTCCGTGTCCTTCGGGGCCTGATGCTTGAAAATCGCGGGCGCGGAATTGTACTCTGCCAGCGCGCCCGTGATCGTAGCGTCGGCGACGAGCCGCGCGTAAATCTGCTCTTCCAGAATCACGCGCGCCCCCGGATGCGACCGAAGATTTTTACTACGCGCGGCATGGCATCGCGCAAGATCGGCTCGGCAATCGGGCGCATCTTGGAATGCCGATAGTTCGGCGTCAGCATTCCGCCGCCCGCTTCGCGGCGGTTGAGATTCGGGTCAAGGAACGGTATGTACTCAACGCCGCTTTTCACGGTCGCAAAAACCTTGTGGCTTCCCGACGTTGTATCGGCCAGAACTTCCGGTCGCCATGATCTCC